AAACTAGCTAATCTGAATAATCTACCAGTAGAAGAACAGCTTAATAATATGTATAAATTTAGAATGCAATTATTGAGAGAGATATTTTCATACCAACAAACTGGAGATGCACTAGCCCTAGAAAATGGTTATGAACAACTAGCAATGGTTGATAAACAAATAGAAAGTTTAAAAAAGTTTGGTGATAGACATAAGATAGCTAGAGATAACGCTGTTGAGAGAAAAGATGCACTAAGTGAAGAATCAGTTGTTGTTGATTATATTACACAAGCTTATGACAATTTTGGTAAAGGTTTTGCAGAAACAATTAGCAAAGCCAAATCAGATGCTGAGATGTTTCAAGATATTGGTGGCAAAGTCGCTAAAGCTCTTGAAGATACATTTGTTAATATGGCACAAGGTGTTAAAACATCTTTCAAAGATATGGCTGATGCAGTCATTGCTGATTTAATTAGAATAGCTGTAAGACAAAGAATAGTTGCTCCATTAGCTAGAGCATTTGGTTTTAGTTTACATACGGGTACTACAGAAGTTAAACATACTGGTGGTTATATTGGCAATGTTCCAAGCTATCATTCTGGTATGCGTTCAGATGAAAGACTAGCTAAATTACAAGTGGGTGAAGCTGTTGTTAATAGAGCTGGTGCTTCAAGAAACGCTGGAGCTATTGATGCTATGAATGCTGGATATGCAGTTGGTGGTGGCGGTGGTAATCAAACTAATGCGACAATTAACTTTAATGTTCAAGCAATAGACTCAGCTTCATTTAATAACTATCTAGTAAACAACAGAGGTACGATTGAAGGAATTATCAATAACTCATTAGTTAGTAACGGCTCTGTTAGAAGAACAATTAGACAGACCCTATAATGGCATTAACTAATCGCACATCAAATATCTTAGCCGATCATAGTGCTTTAGATATTGAGGAATGGCATAAGTCTGGTCAATCAGTAACATTTGATTCTGGCAAAACACAGCGTATTATTAACAATACAATGCCAACCATTGAGATGAGCATTGAATATAAAAACATTAGTCAGACTAGATTTGAAGCACTAAGAACTCAATACGAATCATCTTATGCAAGTATCTTTATTCTTAATGCTGGTGATGATATTGATTGGAGAGATGATTATCTAGTTAATGAATCTAATACTTGGGGCTTTAAAGAATTTACATTTAGCTCTGATGCAAGTTATAGATGGAGTGGCAGTTTAAGATTAATCTCATCTGTATTCTTTGACTTTACAGAATATCAAAGTCTGTTTACACAATCATCTAATTATGCTCCAGTAACAACTACAGATACTTCATTTAGCTCTTTATTGACTAATGATGTAACACCATATAAAGTTGATTATGAATATATAAACAGTTCTTTATTTTCAGTTATTGGTAATTCAATGCGTTTTGGTAAAGATAAATCTTTAAGAAAGAAATGGACTTTATACTGGATATTATCTGAATCTAATTTTCTGCAATTACTTACTTTTTATCGTAAGCGTGGTGGAATAATGAGTGAGTTTGGTATGCCAAAGTTAGGCTTTGGAAATCTTGGTAAAACAAATGCTATATTTATGCAAGATAGTTTTACTTATCAAAAAAGAGTAGATGGGTTATATAGTTGTCAGGCTAGTATTATTGAGAATTTATGAGTAAGTCAATTACAAACAATGTTAGATCAAATGAACAAATGGCTATTTTGCATTTGTTTGAGTTCTATATGGATAAAGACTTTGATGGTACTGCTGGTGAATCGGGGGAGATACTTTATTTCACAGACCACGAGATATTTGTAAATGATGGCACTAATGAATACACACCAGTATCAATTACATTTGATAGATTATCTGAAGATGCTTCTATGCAATCAGATAGTATTAATATATCTATAGATAATATAAATGGTGCTTTATCAGCTGAAGCTATTGCATCTGAGTGGAGAAACAATCCTTGTAAGATAACAAGAGTAGTTTATACACCACCACAAGAAGTAATTGGATCAGATACTTACGATTATGGTCTAACTAATGGTGTTCCAACAACTACTTATCCAGTTCTTGATATAAGCTCATATACGAAAGATGTCTATGATTTATTTGAGGGAGTCATTGATACTTTTAGTGCAAGTGAACAAGCTTTAAATGGAACATTAACTACTAAGTTTATTCATTGGAATAAGCCATATCCAACTAGAACTTATAATCAAAATGAGTTTCAATCTATTGTAGATGCTTTAAATGACACGCTTTATTGGGGGCAACAGAAACCATAATGATGAATTGTTTTACAACTGTTTATAAATATCTTAGCAAGTTTTATGACTTACCTAAAGAATGGGAAGGTTATACAGATCAAGATATGGATATATTTGTTAAAGAAGAAAAGCGTTTCTTAGCCAAGCGTAAACATATTAAGTTTTTTCTTAGCTTTTGTCATAAGGTAAAGAAACCTAAAGTCAATGATATTATCTTAACTGATAGGTCTGTTGGTTGTGCTATCAATGCTTATACCTATTGGGTTTTTAATGAAGATTTACAAAACCTAGAATTTAAAAAGATAGATAAAGAATGCTTAATATTGAGGGTGAATAATGGGTAGTAGTGTTAGAAAAGCTGTTGGTTTAGCTACTATATTCTTTGCTCCACAAATAGCAACTTATCTTTTAGCTGGTACAACTTATGCTGGTGTTGCTTTAGCTACTTCATTAGTTACTGCTGGTATCACATTAGTAGGTTCTTCAGTTCTTGGTTCTGCTATGACACCACAAGCTAGTGATATTGGTGGTTCAGAAGCCTATGCTGGACAAAAACTACAAACACAGAAAACTAACACAGCTCCAGTTCCAATTTTATACGGATACAATCGTTCTGCTGGAAACATAGTTTTTCAAGAAACTAATGCTTATAACAATGCAGATGATTCTACAAAAGGATATAACAGAAGCTATTGGGGTGTTTATGTCATTGCTGGACACGATATAAATGATTTTATATCTGTAAAAGCAGATGACAATTCTTTAACTGAATCAGCCTCTGGTATTTGGTATGACTCTGGCAGAGATAAAGTATTTGTTAAAGCACAATATCTAAGCTCAAACACTAATGTTACTGCATTATCTTTTCCAACTTCATCATCTGCAACTGCGACTGGCTCAACGATTGGCTTATCTAGTGCTGTTATTCCTGCTAATACTTATATATTATTAGTACATCAAATCTTTGATGCAACAAATAATCTTAATACTAAATTTGCAAATATTACTTTTAAAACACAAGGTAAGAAAATAAAAACATTTACAAATAGCTCAACAATAAGCTCATCTACAAGTTATTCATATAATCCAGCTAATATCATTTATGATTTATTAGTCAATGCTTTGGCAGTTACAGATTCTGAAATAGATATTGAATCTTTTTACAATGCTCAACAAGATTGTATTACTAATAGTTGGTATTGTCATATTGCATTAATTCAACAAGCTAATATTCAATCAATCATATCGGATGTTCTTGCTACTTGTCGTGGTCAATTACATCATTGCGAAGGTCAATGGAGATTAAAGATTGATACTAAATCTCAGACATCTGTTAGAACTTTAGATAATGATGATATTATTGCTAATTCATTAAATATCTCTATGAAAGGTAATCAAGATATAGCTAATAAATTAATATTCAAATTTGTTAATGTTAATGATGATTATCAAGCGGATCAAAAAGTTGTTGAATCTAGTACATTACAAACGCTAGATGGTCAGACAATAGAAAAGATATTAGATGTTAAAGGTGTAACAGATGAAGGACAAGCTTCAGAGTTAGCTGAGATAGCTTTAAATACTATGCGATATTCAGAAGATTCTTCTGGAAATAGATTAAATCAAACACCATTAATTTGTAATTTTGGAACATCTGTTAAACACGCAGATTTAGAGATTGGAGATGTCATAACTATCAGCCACGATTTGTTGGACAGAGATAGAAAGTTTATGATATTATCTATGGAAACCGACCAGAGTGGATTTTTGCTTATCACAGCAAGAGAATACGCTGAAACACACTACAAAGATAGCTCTGGAACTTATTTAATTTAGGAGTAAAGAATGGCTATTACGACTAGAGCTGGAAAAGGATCACCTCTCACACACGCTGAGATGGATGATAACCTAAGTGCGATTCCAGAGAAAACATCCGCTACTGGTGCTGTAAAAGGCTCATCTGGAACAACAGCACAAAGACCAAGCTCTCCAGCAGAAGGATATGCAAGATTTAATACAGACGATAATAGATGGGAAGTCTATAACGGAAGTGAATGGGTACAATCAATTTCAACGGCTAATACAGATGCTTCTGCGTTTGATTTTGTTGTTGATGAAGATGATTTCTCTAGCGATTCAGCTACTAAAGTCCCTACACAACAGTCTATCAAAGCCTATGTGGATACACAAATTGCTGGTATTGACGAAGTTGTAGAAGATTCTACTCCACAATTAGGGGGGAATCTCGATTTAAACAGCAACGATATTAATGGAACTGGAAACATTGATATTGATGGTGATATTACTTCTACTGGCAATATTACAACTGATGGCAATATTGATGGTGATCTAATTGGTAATACAGTATTCAGAGCTAAAGCTAGTGAATCAATTTCCAAAGGTCAAGTTGTTATGTTTGCTGGTGGTGAAGGAAGCCACTTACTTATAAAAATACTTAATCATTCAGCAGTAGGATTTGTTCCAGAATGGATTATGGGTGTAGCTTCAGAAGATATTAGCTCTGGCTCATTTGGTAATGTCGTATCATTTGGTAAAGTATCTGGCATTAATACATCATCTTATACATTAGGTGATATTCTTTATTCTGATCCAAGTGTTGCTGGTGGACTAACTAGCACTAAGCCGACTCCAACTGATCATATTCTTATTGTATGTGCGGTAACTGATTCAGCTTCTAACGGCTCTATCCAAGTAAGATTAAGCCACGAACCAGACACAGATGAAGTGCCAGAGGGTTCAACCAATTTATATTACACAACTGCTAGAGCTAACACAGACTTTGATACTAGACTAGCAACTAAAGATACAGACGATTTAGCAGAAGG